GTGCGGACTTCGCCATAGCGGCTGAGTTCCCCGAGCTGACGAACCGGGAAGCCCTGGCGATCGCAGCCGTTGAGCAGTCGACCAGAGATAGAGATGTAAAGAGTATGATCTTCGTAAGGGACACGAGTGGAGAAGTGCCACGACAGAGTATAGAGCTCGAGCAGTCAGCACCCTTTGAGATCAACATCAAGACAGTAGAATGACAGCCTAAGACTATATAGGTCGCAGGTACATATATGTATACACATTGCAATTAAGAGGCTTAGAGGTCAAATCTCAGCCCCTTCTTTCGTGTTTCCCCCAGGCTTTCCCCCACATCGCTGAGATGTAGGGAGCAGATCGCCTCTCTCAGCCATGCGTCTGATAGGTAGGCAGACCATGCTACCCCCTGGGTAGTAGGGAGTCCTCCCCCTCGCTGCGCGCATGGCATGCATGCAATTAAAATGAAGCAAGGTGCATAGGGGGTATCTCCAAAAGCACACCCCCACCCCCGCCCCCTCGACCCGCGCGCACCCGGGGTGGGGTCTACGAACTACCCCCTCTGCATATTTTAGACCCCTGAAAACGGTCTTCCATATTTTACCAGCACCTAAGTGCCAAGGAGGCAATCATGGCCACACCGATCCCAGCCAAATACATCGCTCCGATCGGGCGATATGGTAAAGGCAACATCGATCTGAATGACAGACCGCAGGTGAAGAACTCCGACGGGTCGATCAGCACAGTATATTCCATGACCTTCACGAATCGGGATGGTTCAGCGGTTCTTGTTCCCGGTGTGCGCAAAGGACTGGACAGACAGATGACGCCCAATGAGGCGCTGGCGCACTATAAAAAGTCCGGGGAGTACCTCGGCAAGTTCAAGAGTGAAGCCACAGCGAATGCCTACGCAGAAGCCCTGCATAAGTCGGAGGAAGCGAAGCTCAATGCCAAAGCCAATCAGGACGGAGCGGCGATCACTGTGAAGAATGTAATCAAACCTAAATAGCGTACCTCACTCCTTTCGTTCCGATGCCTCTCCGCAGATCTGGGCAACTGCGGAGAGGCGTCGGAGATACTACCAGAAAGGAATGTTTATGAATACATCAGAAGTTTATAGCACGAACGGGTATAGCGCCCGTTTTGTGACGGAGGGGGTGGTCTAGCCATATGAACATTGAAGTAACACCCAAACAGCGCCTGTTCCTCGACGCCACAGCGGATGAAGTTTTATATGGCGGCTAACGCGCCGCAGGTGGTGGCAAGTCCTATGTGCAACTCATCGACGCCTTGCTCTATGCCTCGAAGTACGCAGGCAGCAAGCAACTGATCCTGAGGCGCACCTTCCCCGAGTTGGAGAGGTCGCTGATTCGTACCGCATTGGAACTGTATCCCAAGGAGTTGTATTCATATAACAGTTCCAAGCACACGATGACCTTTAAGACGAAGAGCCTGATCGACTTTGGTTTTTGCGACAGGGACAACGATGTAATCAAGTTCCAGTCGTTAGAATATGACACGATTCGCTTCGATGAGGCGACCCATTTCAACAAGTACCAGTACGAGTACCTCGGCACCAGACTTCGTGGCGCCAATCCGTACCCGAAACAGAGAAAGTCCTCTACGAACCCCGGCGGCGAAGGGCATCAATACTTCAAAGACCGGTTCATAGACCCGGCCCCACCGTTCGAGTTGTTCACCACGAAGACAGGGAAGACGAGATTGTTCATCCCGGCAAGAGTGCAGGACAACACATTTTTAATGAAGTCGGACCCGGACTACGTCTCACGACTGGAAGAACTGCCGGACGAACAAAGGAAAGCGCTGCTCGATGGGTCCTGGGATCTGTTCGAGGGGCAGTACTTCTCGGAGTTCACGAGGGACGTTCATGTGTGCGCTCCCATCGACATACCCACGGACGGCAGTACACGCGTCTATGTGTCGATGGATTATGGACTCGATATGCTCGCTGCATACTGGATCGCGGTGGACAGCCACGACATGGCCGTATGCATCCATGAGGAATACGAACCCAATATGATCATCACCGAAGCGGGGAAACTTATTAACGAGGCGACAAAGAAGCTCGGCGTGCAAGTCCATGCCTACCTGGCCCCGCCAGATCTGTGGAACAGACGACAGGAGACAGGCAATTCCGCGGCGGGTCTGTTCTGGGACAAGTGCGGTCTGCGGCTCACCAAAACAAACAACGATAGAATCGATGGCTGGTTGGCGATGAAAGAATGGATTGCACCGTTCCTTGACGAGCAGGAGATAAAGGTGGCAAAGCTGAGATTCGTCCCGCAATGCGTCAACGCGATACGGTGCATTCCTGCCGTCCAGCATGATGAACATAAGAAGAACGACATATCCGATCGGCCGCACGAACTGACACACGCCCCTGATGCTATCCGGGGCTTTTGTATTTATAAGTCGCGCGGGGGCCGCAAGACAGAAGAGCCGGATGTCGGCAAGTATTTAGCGCAGCAAGAGGAGCGCCGGTTCGCGAACAGTGAGATGTTCGACGTGTATGCCGGTAAGGAGGAGGACATCTTTGGAGTTTATAATAATGGCCCTGATTGGTACTAACTGCATACTGATCGGATACATCCTCCGGGATAAGCGTCCGCAGACGTCCATACCAGTTCCTACCCCGGCGCCAGCCCCCGATAAGGACGACCATCTGGTACTGAAGCCAAAAGAGCCGCCCCTGTCTCCCGAGATGGAGAAACTGAAGAAGCGGATCGAGGATGAGCAGGTAGCCTTCGAGGAGATACTCGGATACAACGCCGATATTGCGTATGGCATAAACAAAGAGGTAGGAGGTAAGGCATGAGTGCAGGAAACACGATAAGTAAGAAGCCAAAGACGACTGGAGAGCAGATGACGGAAGCTTGGAAGCTCGTCACGCTTGGCGAGTCCTACAACAACAGCCTTACGCCGAACCAGTACAACCTTACCAACACAAACATCGAATTCTTCATCGGGAATCAGTGGATCCATCTCGCGTCCAATGCGGCGATGAGTCAATTGCCTCGCCCGGTATTCAATTATATCAAGAGAGTCGCATCACTTTTCGTGGCGTCGCTCACATCCACCACCACAGCGGTTAGCTATGAGGCGCTGCAGAACCGTGATGGTTCGCAGTTGGCCAACGATGGATGCGACGCTGCGGAAATGGCGACTGCTGAAGTCGCAAATCTGTTCAATAAGTTCAAAATGAACTTCCGAATCAGAGACGCCCTGTTCGACGGGGTGCAGACGGGCGATTATTGCGCCCATTTCCTTTGGGACCCGAACAAAATTCCTTACGGCGGTGCTTACGGCGCGTACCGGGGCGAGATTTGCATGGAATTGGTCGACGGAATCAACGTGATGTTCGGGAATCCCAACACGCATGAGGTCGAAGACCAACCGTACATCCTGATCCTCGGCAGAGACACCGTAGACTCGCTGAATGCGGAGTACGATAAGTACCACCCGGCAAACGGCAGCTTGTTTAGCACCGATTCCGGCATCCAAAGCGACACAGACACCATGCATCAGGCGGCATCCGGCGGGAAAATCGAACTGATCGGCGGGGATGAGTACGGCAAGGCGCTTTACGTCTATATGTACACGAAGAAAACCGTTGAGAAGACGAAGAAAAACCCCGACGGCACGGACATGACTGAAATCGTGACCGATAAGCTAGGGAATCCAGTCATCGAGACGATCTCCGGCGGCTTTCCGCTCCTCGACGCGCAGGGTCAGCCGATCTACAAGACCCGCATCGTAAAAGAGATGGTCACCTCGGTGCATGTCAGCAAGCATACCAAGAATGTGACGATCTTCGAGGAGATCGACACCGAACTTACCTATTATCCTGTTGCCTGGGGCAATTGGGAGAGGCAGAAGAACCAGTACCACGGCAGAGCTTTGGTCACGGGGATCATTCCGAACCAGATCTACATAAACAGTATGTTCGCTTTGGTCATGCGTCATCAGCAAATGATGGGCTTTCCGAAGATCCTTTTCAACGGAGATTATATGTCGCAGTGGGACAGCACCGTAGGTCAGGCTATTGCCGTACGCAATTTGCCAGATGGAGCGAATCTCAGCAGCGCATATTCAGTTGTTCAGCCTGCCGATATGTCGACGCAGATCATGTCGTGCATCGATGCCGCTGTGCAGATGACCAAGGAATGCCTCGGTGCTACCGATGCGCAGCTTGGAAGCGTCAACCCTGAGAACACAAGTGCATTGATCGCGCTTCAGTCGTCCTCGCAGGTCCCGCTTGAGAATCCTCAGGCGTGCAAGTACGAATGGGTGGAAGACTGCGGACGGATCCTACTCGATATGATGGGAACTTACTACGGCCAACGCCCGGTAGTCCGCACGGTCGAGGCGCAGATCACTACGAAGGTCCAGGTGATGAACCCGCAGAACGGTCAGCCCGTCTCCGACCCTGTCACAGGACAGCCGACCATGGAAGACAAGATCCAGACACAGTCGCAGAAGACGATACAGATGTTTGACTTCGGCAAGCTGAAAGGCGTGTGGCTTAATGTCCGGGCTGATGTCGGTGCTTCTACTTATTGGTCGAAGATCGCGATCG